AAACACTATGGTGTTGACCATAACAAAGGAAATCCTGGATCTGGACGGTATCGTTGGGGTTCAGGTCAAGAACCTTTCCAGCATGCAAAAGACTTCTATACAAGAGCCAATTACTTGAAATCTCAGAAGCAGCCTTATACCGATGCTAAAGGACAATTCGGTCCTGCTGGTAGAACTTATTATGGTGACACCGCTGTTGCTCATCAAATGGGTCTTACTTCGACTGAATACAGAAAGATGTATACAGCTGCTAAGAACGAAGTTAAAACTGATGAATACAACAAGATTCAGGAATTGATGGATCAAGGTTATGGGCCTACTGAAATTGCTAGGAAACTAGGTTATAAGAACGAATCATCTGTCAGATCAATAGTTAACGAAAAAGCGCAGATGAACAGAGAACTTGCAAGAAACACTGCAGATTTCTTGAAAGAGATTATTGACGAACGTGGAATCATTGATATTGGTCCAGGCCAAGAGAATTACTTAGGCATCTCCAGAACTAAATTGGATGATGCCATTTTTCTTTTAGAGCAAGAAGGATATTTGACAAACGGCGGTGGTTACAAGAATCCTACTGACTTGTCAGGTAGTCATCAGATCAATCTCAATGTTATCGGTCCTAAAGACATGGCCAGAAAAGATATTTACGATCCTAATAAGATCAACTTCATGACTATGGAGGACTATAACAAATTCAGAGAAGCTAATGGAATCTCAGATCTTTCAGACTACAAGATCGAAGAAGACCTTGATAAAGGCTACAAGAGATTTGAGTACCCAGCATCACTTGACTCAAGCAGAGTCATGATTAGATATTCTGAAGAAGGCGGTAATGACAGAGATGGCGTTATTGAACTTCGTAGAGGATGTCCGGATCTGGATTTGAAAGATTCTACTTATGCTCAAGTCCGTATTCTTGTCGATGGCGATCACTATCTCAAAGGAATGGCTTTATATTCTAATGAGAAAATGCCTGATGGTGTAGATGTGATATTTAACACGAACAAGCCGGTAGGCACACCAAAAATGGAAGTCTTAAAGAAATGCAAGGCTGACAAAGATGGGAATATTGATAAAGACAATCCTTTTGGTTCTAACATCAAGGACCAGAAAGAAGGTGGTCAATATCATTACATTGACAAAGACGGAAATGAGAAGCTTGGATTGATAAATAAGACTAGAGCCGAAGGCGACTGGTCACAGTGGCAGGACAAAGTTCCTGCTCAATTTCTTTCTAAGCAGACTTTGCAATTAGCTGAAAGGCAACTTAATCTGGCTATTGCAGATAAGAAGGCTGAGTACAATGATATTCTCGAATTAGAAAACCCAACACTTCGTAAGAAGATGCTTGAGACATTCGCAAATGATTGTGACTCAGCTTCTGTTCATTTACAGGCAGCAGCTTTACCTCGTCAGAAACATCAGGTAATTTTACCTATGGAATCTATGAGCGAGAATGAATGCTATGCTCCTGGATATAAGAATGGTGAAAAAGTTGCTCTCATTAGATATCCTCATGGTGGTACTTTTGAGATTCCTATTCTTACAGTTAATAACAATCATCCTCAAGCTTCTAAGCTTTTAGGAAGCACTGAAGACTGTGTTGCTATTAACAAAAAGGTCGCAGACCGTTTATCCGGTGCCGACTATGATGGCGACTCTGTTATGGTCATTCCGACAAATGATAGAGTCAAGATCACCTCAACAAGACCTCTTCCTGAATTACAAGATTTCGATACCAAACGTGCTTATGGCACAAAGAAGGTTATTGATATTGTCAAAGGAAAAGAAGTTGAGCATTATTACAACGCTGCTGGTAAAGAAATCACGCCTATGTCTGAAAAGCACAAGCAAATGCAGATGGGCATCGTTTCTAACTTGATAACTGACATGACTATCAAAGGCGCTTCTAGAGAAGAGCTTGCTATGGCTGTTAAACATTCAATGGTTGTCATTGATGCTGCTAAACATAAATTAGACTGGAAGCAGAGCGAAAAAGACAATCACATTGAAGAGCTTAAGCGTAAATGGCAAGGTCATTACGATGAAGATGGCAACTATAAACAAGGTGCTTCTACATTGATATCTAGAGCGAAGAATGAAGAAACAGTCGTTAAACGTCAAGGTCAACCTCGAGTTAATAAGATCGGTAATTACGATTATGATCCTAGCAAGCCTGAAGGTGCATTGATATTTAAAGAGTCGGATCAAAAGTATCAAGTACAGGTTAAGGTGAATTATACAGACCCGGAAACAGGCCGTTCTAGAACGAAATGGGTTTGGGCCAATGATAATACACCTAAATACGACAGAGAAGCAGCTAAGAATAATGATATTTCAAAAGTACAGCAAAAGATCAAAGACGGCAAATTCTTCTACTATGATAAAGACGCTAATGGTAAAACAAAACGTGTCGTTGTATCGAACGAGCAAGTAAAGATATCTACACGTACACAGAAATCTACCCAAATGGCAGAAGCCAGTGATGCGCGTTCATTGATATCTGAGAAGAATACTCCTATGGAAAATCTATACGCTGACTACGCTAATGCTATGAAGTCTTTAGCAAATCAAGCTCGTAAGGTAGCTGTATATACCAAAGGTATTAACTACAGTCCTAATGCAGCTAAAGTTTATGCTAAAGAAGTGCAGGAGCTTAAAGCAGCTATTGATATTTCAGAGAAGAATGCTCCTAGGGAGAGGCAGGCTATTGTCCTTGCAACATCAAGGATCAATGCCAAGAAGGAGGCTAATCCCGATATGGAGAAGAGTGAACTAAAAAAGATATCTCAGAGAGAACTAACCCGGGCCAGGGACGAGGTGGGGGCTAGGAGACATCAGATTGATATTACCCCTCGTCAATGGGAAGCAATTCAAGCTGGTGCCTTAAGAAAGACAACTCTTGAGAAAGTCTTTGACAAGGCAGACCTGGATACGCTCAGGGAATATGCTACCCCTTCAGGAAATAAGGTCATATCAGATGCTAAGGTTGCAAGAATACAGTCTATGAAGGCTTCTGGTTACACAAATGCACAGATTGGTGAAGCTCTAGGCATATCGGCTTCTAGTGTTTCTAAGTATGCAAACTCTTAGAAAAAGGAGAATTAACGATGGAAGAGAATAGAATTCACACAGATGAAGAACTTCTTCACGCTGATGCAGAAACAGAAGAAAAGACTCCTGATAGATACGAAGTTGCAATCACAACAGTCGACAATCCTTATGATCCTTTCGATGACTTTGATCATTGGTATCAGTATGACATGCAAGCCGGTTACAATTCTTGTGCTTACTTAGATCGAATTGCTCGGACTTCAGAAGCTTTGTCTGAACCAGAGAACATGGACGAGGTGGAGAGGGCAATCGATGAAATAATTAAATACGATTTCATTAATGTTTATCGTAAAGTAAAAAGAAAAATTAAAACTTCTTAATTACAAAACATCAATCAAAGTAACACGTGGTCAACAGGGGGAGGGGTCTTTCAAAAAGTACCCCCCTCCAAGATCGCGCCGGTCTCGAAAAATTCTCCGGGGGATATTTTCCTGAAAAGTTTTTCAAGGTTTCGGTGATATTTACGAGGTATTTAATCTTTGGCATTAATCTTTCTCCTTTCAAGATAATGTTTTGTTGGGTATCCTCTTACATCTGGGTGGTTAAATACCTCCTAAACGTCACTGAAACTGATATTAATCTATCGGAAAGGAAGTGAGAAGATGGCTAAAAAGCTTGTAGCTCAAAGGGAAGCTAGGCCAAAACAGAGACCAGCTTCTACAGCCGAGGGTCGTGAGGCGCAACTTATTGCTATGGCGATCGACTTGGCCGAGGAACAATTACAAAACGGAACAGCTTCTTCTCAGGTAATCACTCATTTTTTAAAGTTGGGTACTGAAAAGGAGAAGCTCGAACGTCAAAAGCTCGAGATGGAAACCGAAAAGCTCAAAGCCCAGGCAGAAGCTCTCCGTTCTGCTAAACGAATGGAAGAACTCTATCAGGATGCAATCAAGGCGTTCGGTATTTACAAGGGTGAAATCGATGACGACGAACACCCGTATTAAAACTTACTCTGAGTTAATCAGATATTCGACTTTTGAAGATCGATTGAATTACTTAATGCTTCATGGCTCTGTCGGATTCGATACTTTCGGGTTTGACAGATTTTTAAATCAGGCTTTTTACAAATCTGAAGAATGGATTCAGACCAAACACAAGATTATTGTTCGAGACAATGGTTGTGATTTAGGATTGAGAGGTTATGAGATTCCGGAAGGTGTTCACATCTTTATTCACCATCTGAATCCTATTACCGTTGACGATGTAGTTAACCACAATCCAATGCTGCTGGATCCGGAAAACCTGATTTCAACAACATTTAAAACACATCAGATCATTCATTACGGTCTTCCATTGGATAGCAAACCTCGTCTGTCTATGGAACGATCAATTAATGATACTTGTCCTTGGAGGAACTAAAATGGGTACTAAAACTAGTATGGACCAAAGCATACTTGATTCTGTAAGAAAGATAATAGGTAACGGAGAACTGGATGAATTCTTTAACTCTGATCTTTGTATGGCTATTAACACTGTTCTAATGCAGGCTCATGATATGGGTCTTGTCTGTGATGATTTCTCCATCGTGGACAATACAAAAACTTGGAGAGATATTCTTTTAAAAGAAGATCAGATTAATTTACACGCTTTGATCTCGTGGACAGCATTAAGGACCAGACTT